TCCCTATCTAATCGAAGATTGTTTACTCGTGCGATATAACGCATCCTTGCTTTGCCAGCCATTATCGACCTACTCCTCTTGCTGTTTGAACTGATCCGACATACTGATAAGCACCTTTGTTGTATGCAGGAGCCACGGTGTAAGTTACACCTGACTCACTGCCCCTCTCGTTTCGGCTGACATTGATAGGCCGAGCACCAGCATCGTGTGATGGATACTTGGCTTTCTCTTCAGCGATACGAATCTGAGCAGGTGTACGGCACACTTGCATCTCGCGAAAGACACGCTTGCGTCGAACCCTGCGTAACATCTTGTACCGTCTCATTCGTTCTCCTTAAAACATTGACAGTAAAAACGTAAACCGCGCCGTGCGATGAGACACGACACCCCCATATTGTAACATATATATTAGGTAATGTCAAATCGTTATAAGTTAGGTGTACAGATAGTGAACAGTGGTAGGTAGTGTAATGTACTTAAATGTTCTGCAATGTTCCGTAATGTTCTAATACGTGGGCGGGCAAGTCATTGATAACAAAGGAATGTTCTAATGTTCGGAAAATGAGAGGATTTTATGGGTGTGGAAGGAAGAGAGAATCCGCGTCCGTAGGTAGAGAGAATCTCTTATAATTTCCATATATTTTTGTATAAAACGAACATTATATATATTTTATAAAAAAGTATTAATATAGTAGTAATAAATAAGTGTAGGTCACACTAGATACCACTAGATACAACAAAACAAATGTTCGTTTTGAGGTAAAAAAAAACGAACATTATAAGAACATTATAAGAACATTACCGATTTCTGCGAACATTCGGTCAAGTGTAGCTTACACTTAAATCTTTTGCCGCAACGCTGTCTCTGTAACTGGTTTCAGAGCGCAGTTCTGATAGGCGATCCGCGCAGCGCAGATTATTCAACTGGTATCAGGAAAAAATTAAAAAAAATGGGGAGCCTTTCGACTCCCCATTGGGTGAACTAAGATTTCTTTTTGGTCTTCTTAGTCTTTTCTGGATCTAGGAAAAATCCTGCTTCAATAGCTTCATCTATTGACTCAAGCAAATCCTCACCAGCCGATTGTGCGTCTACACTATCCGCATCTTCTAGCCAGCTTGTCCATAAAGCTTTTACAACGTCGACTTTTTCTAGTCGCGTTTTAGGCTTAGGCTTCTCTTTAACAACGCCGTTGTTAATGTCTTCCTGTTTCTGGACACAACGTCGAGCGTAGACCACAGTATCTTTAGATTTCTCTAGTAGATCTTGCACCATGCCCTTCGCTATATCGCCTATGGCGATTTTGGCTTGATACTTCTCTAAGAGTTCGAGCTTTCGTTCCAGCTCACTCTGGATAAACTCTTCGCGTTGTTTACCCTTGTATCCGCTGCTATTGGCATCTAGTTCAGCACCAGCAATCGCGTGACCTCTATAGGCCATTCGGATTAATGCGGTATAGCGATTGTCTGCGGCTTGGCCCTCTACCGATTCGGAGTCTACTCCTAAACCTTTAGAGCCAATCATGTCACGAGCGTAGAACCCAGCGTCTAGACATTGATCTTTAAAAGATTGTGTCTCAGCTTCAGCTCTACCGCCAGCGATACCGGCATTTTCCATCTGATCTAGTACTTCCGCACTAAACGCCATGTTGGACCGTAACAATGCAAATTCGTTGTCAGCTTTAGCTGCCAGCTCTTTTGATTCTATGTTAACGGTTTCCAAGTCGGTAGGTTTTCCATCTTCTACCATAGATGCTTGGTTTTGTGTGTTGATGACACTTCTCCAATAGTTAAATGACTAACACTAAGTAGTGTTAGGTAACAACGCTCGCTGTTACATGATCTAAGGTACTATTAAATGTTTAAAAGTACAGCGAATAACCCGAAAACAGGTGTAATCTACACCTACCCTACCCCCATAGCCCGCTGTGCTGTACATTCTATCGCGCGGCTATGTATTACTAATTTCCTCAAACAAATCAGTTTTTCTCTGAGTTCGACCCCCACCCCCCTCATATATGGAAACACCCCCCTTTGGAGTCCCAGACCTGTTTGTAAAAAATTATTTTTTATGTATATTTCGCAGAACGACCACAGGTCAGCGAACATATGGCTATAGTGCTAAAACCAGAAGTGGGTATCCCTGTCTCTGAGGGGGCGGATTCTTCTGACCTCAAAGAAAAAGCAGAAGCAGCCTGCAATACAGCACAAGAACTGGCAGAACATGGCCTAGATCTGGAGCCAACCAAGGAAGATAAGGACGTAGCGGCAGCTTTATCTACATCTTATGCCGAAAATCCGGGCAAAACGTCCAAAAAAGCCACGAATAAGAACATTTCTAAACTAACACCCGCCTCTTTGGTGCTGACAGACGCCATTTTGCAGGAATTTGGACACTCAGTTGCTGAAAATGCAGCCCAGATACGTCATTTAGTCACTAACAAGCTACTCATAGAGTCAGAAAACCAAGATCCACGCATCAGAATGAGAGCTTTGGAGCTTCTGGGTAAGATTTCAGACGTAGGACTGTTTGCTGAGAAGTCAGAAGTCACCGTTACCCACCAATCTACTGATGATTTAAGAGCAAAGCTACGATCTAAGCTGGAGAAGCTGGTCGAGCCTGTCGAAATAGAAGATGCAGTGGTCATCGAGAACCAGACTCTTGATCTGAAAGAGGCATTGGGCGAGATAGAGGACGAAGAAGAGTACGATGACTGAGCCAGCCCTCGATTTTACAGAGGAAGAGGTTCAGCAGATGCTGGACAACCTAGATAATTATAGTGCTGACGAGATTGCAGAGATCGATAAAATTGTCGATGAGCTTGCAGAGCGTCGAGCTAACCAGTTGGCGTATGATGACCTGATAGAGTTCTGTAAGAGAATGCAGTCAGACTTCATTGTGGGTAAACACCACCGTCTGTTGGCAGATATGCTCATGGCGATTGAGCAGGGTGACAAGGATAGGATATG